AGAATATACACTACAGATGAAAAACGAGGCTGCTCATTTTGTAGTAGCTGATGTTCAAGTATAATTAACCGGGGCGGGTTTCGATCCGCCCCTTTAACATAAGGAAATACAATGCCAAGAAAAAAGAAAGAAGAAGTCAAAGAAGAAGTCGCAGAAAAAGTTAAAGTTGAATGTATCTGTAGCAACGTCCATCTAGGCCCCGCTTATGATCATCTGGTTTTGAGAGCTTCTCGCAAGAGCCAGAACGATAACTGGAGCAATGGCACTACTTGTATGGTGGATAAAGCACTTGCTGATGAAATGGTCGAGAAGGCCCAAGTTAGAATAGTATGAAAAGACTGCTTTCCAATGTAGGTGGCTTGCAGACGTGGGTTGATATAGGCCCTGAAGAAACGCACGTTACTAAAACGCAGGATATTCAAAAAGCACTCGAACATAATAAGGCCGCAGCAATCCATAATGGCAAGAATATCCGCAGCAATGCTTATAATCATGCCGGGTTTATTCCCACAATCATTATAAGCAAATGGTTACATGAAGAAGGTTTAAATATTTATAATCCTGAACATGCAGCCAGATTCAGGCAAAAACTTAATGACCCTGAATATAGGTTTTTAAGAACATCGGAGCTTAAACTATGAGCATAACAACCTATGGCGAGCTTCAAACGGCAATCACTAACTGGCTTAATCGTGACCCAGGGACTGACCGCGTGAAAGAATTTATTGAACTTGCTGAATCTCGGTTTCGCAGGATTCTAAAAACGTTAGATAGTGAAGAACGTTCTCAAGCGCTTGTCCCTAGCGGTGGATTTGTGGCACTCCCTGATGGATTCAACGGGCTAAGAGATGCTTATGTAATAGGAACCCCTAACAAGCCGCTAACAATTATCCCACCTACGCAAATGACGGATTGGGGCGAGCTAAGTGGTTTGCCGTGGTTCATTACAGTAACAGACGGTCAGTTCAGATTTAGCCCTGATTTATCGGGTGAAACGGTAGAGGTTATTTATATGAGAAAGCTTGCTTCGCTCTCAGATGCCGCGCCAACTAATTATTTGATTACTGATTACCCTGATGTTTATTTAGCGGGGTCTTTGGTTCAAGCTAAAGGGTTTTTAAAAGAAGACGATGTTCTTGTTTGGAAAGCAGCTATGGATGAGTGGGAAGACGAAATGGATCAGCAATCACGAGATCAGAAATATTCATTAGCCCGTAAACAAGTGGGACAAAACACAACAATACCGAGGTTAGGATGACAGTAATTCCCTATGGAGAATGGACGCCGGACAGACCAGAATTAGGCGCTAGTAATGTCGCACTTAATATAGTTCCCAAGCCTGGCGGGTACGGGCCGTTCAAAAGCCCGGTAGTTAGCACGGATGCGCTCGACGCCCGCGCTCAAGGATCGGTTGCCATTAAAGACACTGATGCGATTACTTATATCTTCGCAGGTGATGCTACCAAGTTATATTTTTTAGAGGCAAGTTTGTGGAGTGATGTTTCCGGTGCGACATATACAACGGCGAGCTTTAACCGGTGGGAGTTTGAACAGTTCGGACAATTTGCCCTAGCCTTGAACGGTACAGACAAACTACAAAGATATACTTTAGGCGGTGCCGGTCTTTTTGTGGAGATAGCGGCGTCTACTGCGAACCAGCAACATCTGGCAGTCGTAAAGGATTTTGTTGTAATGGGTGGCGATAAGATTCGCTGGTCGGCTCGTAATGATGTAGATAGCTGGACGCCAACGGTTAATTCATCCGGGGAACAGGATTTAATTGAGGGTGGCCCTTTAAACGGAATTACAGGCGGTGATTATGGAACGATACTACAAGAGGATTCTATCACGCGCATGACTTTCATCGGTGGGGATGCTGTGTTTCAGTTTGATCCTATCGAACAGGCACAAGGATGCATAGCAGGTGGTTCTGTTGGCAAGTTAGGTCAATTCACTTATTATTGGTCTAATCAGGGTGTTGAGAGATTCAACGGCGCTACTACTCAGAATATTGGCGAAGGCAAAGTAAATCAGACTTTGCTAGCCGATCTTGATTTCAATAGTCTGGATCGGATTTCAGTTGCGATAGACCCTGAGAGAAATCTTATTGTGTGGGCTTACCCGACAATATCAAATAGCACTAGATTACTGGTTTATAGTGTGGGTGAAAATAGATTTACCGAAGCAGAGATTGAATTACAAATTTTAGCATCCTCAAGAACAGAAACCATAAGTATTGATGATTTAGGGGTTACGATTGATACAGTGCCTATTTTTGGAACGGCTACCAGCCTTGACGATCCGCAGTTATCCAATGGACTTTTAAGGTTCGGAATGTTCGACACTTCCAATCGACTGAATTTCTTCACAGGCGATAATCTGCCCGGCAAAGCAGCTACGTCTGAATTTGAACCGAACCAAGAATTAAGATCGGAAATACAAAGGGTAAGGCCGCTAACCGACGATACTCAAACAACTTTGACAGTGCGTCACAGAGAAACACAGCAATCTACAATTATTGAGGATACACCCCTTTCTATGAGGCCAGACGGGTCTATTCCTTGTAGGGTGAATGATAGATATTTTAGTCTTCAAAGTGATTTTGTAAGCACGGACTGGACGGAAGCAGAGGGTGTCCGCTTAGAAGAGGTAGCTAGTCGTGGGAGATAGAATACACATAAGAAACAGGGTTGATGGTTCTTTTCCTGAAATAACCAAGTGGGTGTTTGAATCTGCGATACTTATTAATAATGCTATAGATAATTTTTCTGCTTCTGTAAATACGGGTGACTTTAAGACCGTAGGTGGTGCCGTTCCCGATGGTTGGCTGTTATGTGACGGTAGCGATGTTTCCAGAACGGTCGAATCTGATTTGTTTGCTGTTATAGGAACTACTTTCGGGGTTGGTGATGGCTCGACTACTTTTGGATTGCCCGATAGGCGAGCTGATATAATAGACAATACTGCAGGCGCTGCTGTTTCCTTGGATAATATAGAGAAGTTTGTTATTTCGGTTGTGATTAAAACATAATGTCTGGAATACCGCCCGATCATATTGATGATATGTGGATAATAGCGGAGCCATTGATAAAAAAAGGCACAGACAGAATGCCGGGGGCTTATTGTTTAAAGGAATTAAAAAATAAGTGTTTAAGTGGTGATTTAGTATTGTGGGTTGGAAGAAAAGCGAAATATGCGTTATTACTAAAGGTATCACAGTACCATTTGCATAAAAGTTGTGGTATAGTTGCGATAGGCGGCGATCATATGGATGAATGGATAAGTGATTTGAAAGAAATAGAGGATTACGCAAGGTCGCAAGGGTGCAAGAATATGGTTATTTCCGGTCGCAAGGGGTGGCAAAGGGTTTTAACTGATTACAAGTTTGATTCGATTACGGTAATAAAGGAACTATAATGCCTTCAAATACGCAGCAATTACAATCAGGTCAGGTTACGCAATCTTTAGACCCTCAGTTTACAGGAGGTCTTAATTTTCTTCTTAATCAGGCGCAGGGGCTAGGAAATGCACCACTAACGCCCGATTTATCAGCGCAGACATTGGGTGCCATAGGCAATTTAGGACAAATAAACCCATTAACGCAAGAGGCATTCCGGAGTACAGTTGAAGGCGACCCGACTAGATTTAACATTGCTGCTAATTTAGATGATCCATCTTTAAGGGCCGCTGCTGGTTTCGCGGCAGAAAGCGCAGCAGGCCGGGTAGGTGATGTTTTCACAGCAGCCGGTCGCACAGGAAGCCCGGCAAACGCTTTAGCGGTTAGTCGTGGCGTTGGGCAAGCTGTCAGCCCATTTACATTTAGTGCGATACAAAATGCAGAGCAAAGAAATTTTCAAGCAACACAGGCGGAACGTGCTAGACAATTAAATGCAGCGGGTCAATTGCAAAATCTAACCAATCAACAGACACAAGGCCAATTGTTTGGTGGTCAGCTTTTAGACGAACAGCAAAGAAGTTTGCTATCCGACCCTTTTGAGAGATTACGCCTTCTTTCTCCTTCTATTCTCGGGGCGGTTTCCGCTGCGCCCCGAACACAAACAACCACAAGCCCATTTACATCAAATCCATTCTTACAGGGTGTCGGTGGCCGGATCATAAACAAACTGTGAAGACTGATACTCGGGGCTGACCCCACGCCCTTCGTATGAACTCTGACCCTTGCCCGCTTCAT